CGCGTTCCTCATGGGCCGCGCGGCGGCGCGCAGCGTCAACACAGACGCTTATGCGTTCCTGACGGGCGGCACGAGCAATCACGGCCCGACGAGCGGCGATGGCGGCCAGTACTTCAACGCCAACGCACCCTCGGCCTCTGGCAGTGGCCACGGGAACCTGACGGACAGCGGGACGGCGATCACGACCGCGTCGATCGCGCTCGGTCGCAAGACCATGCGCGTGCAGAAGGACAAGAGCGTGCGCGAGACGCTCAACATCCTGCCGAAGGTGCTGCTGTGCTCGGCGACGAAGGAGGACATCGCCTGGGCGGTGCTGAACTCGACGTCGGACTTCGGCAGCTCGCAGGCGAATCCGGGCAAAAAGAACTACGCGGCGGATGTCGCGAAGCTCACGCTGGTCACGGATCCGTACCTCGACGGCATCAACTCGGCGCTGCCCTGGTACCTCTTCGCCGATCCGAACGACATCGCGGCCTTCGAGGTCGTGTTCCTGGACGGCGTGCAGACGCCGTTCCTCGACGAGATGGTGGACTTCGACACCGACTCGATGAAGTTCAAGGTGCGCCTCGACTACGGCATCGCCTGCGGCGACTGGCGTGCGGGGTATCTGAACGACGGCGCCTGATAGGCCGTCGATCGAGCGATCTGATGATTCTTGGGGCCGCATTCGCGGCCCCCTTTCTTTCCATCTCCCTGAAGGAGAACTTCGATGACTGACAAGTTCGTCGCCCGTGGCGACGTGATGAACTACGTGGCTGGCGGGACGATTACCTCCGGCCAGGTCGTGGTAACCGGCCACACGCTGGGCGTGGCGCTGAAGGGCGGCGGCTCTGGCGATACGATCCCGGTGGCGATCGAGGGCGTGTTCGAACTGCCCAAGGTCTCGGCGGCCGTGTTTGCGATCGGCGAGAAGCTGGTCTTCGACGTCTCGGCCGCTGCCGGCGCTGGCGAGTTCGATGACTCGGCGGCCTCCCCGGCGACTGGCGACATCACCGGCGGTGCTATCGCGATGCGTGCGGGTCTCAACACCGAGACCACGTGCCTCGTGAAGCTCACGCCGGGCAACGCGACCAAGACCTGATGACAGCGGGGCCGGGGAAACCCGGCCCTTTCTCCCGTGCTCATCTCCGACGCGACCAATCTTCGCATGCTCAAGTCGTGCGGAGCCGTGCCAGTGCGCCACGACGCCGGCGAGTTCTGGGCGATCTTTGACAACGGCTACCTCGGCATCGCTGCTGCGGATATCGATGTCGAAGAACGAGGCCCGCGCCTGACGTGCCGGACCAGCGACGTTCAGTCGCTTCGCAAAGACGCCGCGCTCGACGTGTGCAACGCGACTTATCGCCTGCTGCGCCACGAGCCGGACGGCACGGGAATGTCGACCCTCATCCTGAAGGAATGACATGCACCGCGCCTTGCAGGTCGTCAATGCCGCCAGGAATTTGATTGCGGCCGAGGCCACAACGGCCAGTGTTTACCGACATCGCGTCCTTTCGCTGAACGATGACGAGCAGGAACTGCCGGCGATCTCGGTGCGTGTCGGCACGGACACGCCCGTCGCAGACGGTGGGCAGGGTTCGATGCAGTTCATCGATTCGCTGCAAGAGATGCTCGTCGACGCCATCGCCAAAGGCGACAGCGAAGACGACGTGCTCGAATCGCTGCTTTTGCTACGTGCGCAGATTCATCAGGCACTACAGGCCGACGTGACACTCGGTCTTGCCTTCGTCACGGACACTGCATACGGCGGCGCCAGCGCGCCGGACCTTGCCGCGGGTGGCGCCCGTCTCGTCGGCAGCCTCTCTACGCGGTGGGTCGTGCGCTACCGCATGAACTTCACCGATCCCAATTAGGAAAGATTTAGATGACTTATCTGGATTCCGTGGATCTAGAGAAGCGGCGCGAACGTAAGCGAGAAAGTACTCGCAAATGGCGCATGTTGAATCCAGAGAAATCGCGCGAAAGTGAGATCAGATATCGAGAGGCCAATCGCGAAAAGATACGCGAAAGGAGTCGCGCGTGGCACGCGGCCAACGGTGCAGCATGGCGTGCGGCAAATATAGAAAAACTCCGCGAGAGCGCACGCAATTGGTATGCCGCCAACGCAGAGAAGGCCCGTTGGCAAGCTAGAGCGCACAAGCGAAAGCGCGCCGGCCTACCTGAACCTACGCGTCCGCAGCCGGCTTCTTGCGAGTGCTGCGGCGGTCCGCCACAGGGCATCGGCAAGCAGCACGGCACTCTGCATCTGGATCACGATCATAAGACCGGCGCATTCCGCGGGTGGCTCTGCAGTAAATGCAATCACGCTCTCGGCTTGTTGGGAGATGATATTGCCGGAGTAGACCGCGCGCGTTCATATCTGCTTAAACACGCAGCATGCAACGTGCAGAATGCTTTTGCAGGTTTCCTGCTGGATCAAAATGTAAACTGAGGAAACTGACATGGCTCATGGATTAATCAAGAGGGAGCTGATTCAGGCAAGAATTGAATCGACCTACGGCACCGATCCTGGCGCGTTCGCAGGCACCGACACGGTGCTCGTGCGCAACATCACGCATCAGCCGGATCGGCTGCGCATGGTGCAGCGTGGTGCGATTCGCACAAGCCTCGGGGAATTGCAGCATATCTACGGCGGAATGCTGCAGGCGATTAGCTTCGAGTGCGAGGTGAAAGGCTCAGGCACGGCCGGAACAGCGCCGGAGATCGACGTGTTCCTTCGCGCCTGCGGGCTGCAGGTGACGAATGTCCCTGCCACATCCGACACGTATGCGCCGCGATCGTCAGGGCTGGAAAGCTGCACGATCTACTACCATGAAGCGGCAGCCGGTGCGAATACGCAAGTACGCCACATCCTGCTCGGTTGTCGCGGCAACGTGGAATTCGTGTGGACGACCGGCGACATTCTGCTCGCGCGGTTCACCATGCTCGGTAAGCGATCGGGCGCACCGACCGATCAGACGCTGCCGACACCGACGTATGACGCGACCGTGCCGCAAGCGGTGAAGGGGCTCGCCACGACCATTGGTGGGGTGAGCGGACTCGTCGTGCAGAACTACACGCTGAATCTCAACAACGAGATCATCGTGCCGGACAACCTGAACGACAGCGAGGGCTACGGGCAGGTGATGATTGCCGGTCGCGATCCGACGCTGGAAGTGAACCGTCACACCGAGCTCGTGGCGACGCTCGCGCCGTGGGCCGATCTGGCAGCCGGGACGGCTCGTGCCTTTGCGTCTGGGACGCTCGGCGGGACAGCTGGCAATCGCATCGCCTTGACAGCCGGGCAGATGCACTATCGCGGTATCACGCAGGCCGATGATTCCGGTGTGCGTACCAATGCCTTTTCGTTCGGTCTGCACGAGACCAGCACGATCGATACCGAATTCACGCTGGCGTTCACCTGATGGAACTCGCGAAAAAACTCGAACCGGCGTGGTTCGATTACGAGGATGCAGGTTTTCTGTGCAAGCCTCTCACGGCCGCGCAGAAACTCAGCGCGTATTCGGCCATCGAGTCCGAGGACTACGGCGATGCTTATGCACGCATGGTGCGATCGGCCGTCACTGACTGGCGCGGCATCACGGTTGACGGTGCGTCGGTAGCGTTCAGTCTCGCGGCGCTCGACGACCTGTTCAGTGACGAGCGCAACGCTACGCTGCTGATGCACCTCGGCACCTTCATCGCCAATCGCGCGCGGGTCAGCGACCCAAAAAAATCATAGGGGCGATCGCAGTCGCCCTGATCCCAGACTGGGCACCGTGCGGAAACTGCGACTGTCGCGATGGGGTGAACCCCATTCCCAACAAGTGGGAAGTGAAGGACGTGTTCAGCACCAATCGTTGCCCGCGTCGCGATCAACCCGATGACTGGCCGCTCATGCTGGATCTGCTGCATCACTACCGCAGCGGTCACTTGTGGGTGTCTGGCGGGCTATCCGATCAGCCGGCGGCCTATATCGAAACCATGTCTCTCATCGAAACCTGGGTGAACAAGCTCCGTGCCTAACGCCACCGCCCGCTATGTCATCACCGCCGACGACAAGACGAAGGGCGCTATTGCGTCGGTCAAGCGCGGTTTCGATGACATCGACAAGGGTGCGCGCAAGCTCTCGAAAGGCTTGAAAGCGATTGGCGTCGGCGCGCTCGCGCTGAAGGCTTGGGGCATCGCGGCCCGCTTCGCCGACGCGTCGATCCAGAATCTGGCGAAAAGCAACGCGGACTTCGCGAAAACACTCGCCGAAACGAACGCTGCATTCGCGGACATGAAGCGCGCGGGACCGTTGACGGTTGAGGCATTTGAAGCGCTGAACAAAGCTGCGAAGGACCCAGCGCTGCGCGACTCGATGCGCCAAGGCGCCGATCTCACGTCTCGTATGGTGACGGAAGTACGCGCGCTCGGGATCGCGTGGGGCATCGTCGCGGCTCGCGCGCTCACGGCTCTGGGCATCATCGACAAAGCGCCGCAGCTCGACAGTCGCGGGCCGCAAGGGCGCGGGTTCCCAGATTATCGCGACCTCGGCGACGTGGATGCGGCCCGAAAACTCGGCACGTCGCAGAACAAAGCCTTCGACGATCTCGCGAAAGCGACTGCTTCGGGCGCTGCCGAGGCCCTGAAACGGGACGTGCAAGCCGCCAAAGACGCCGCCGCGGCGCTGGACGAATACGCCAAGGGCCTTGTACGCGCGCATGAAATCGGTCGCGAGTTGTCCAAGACCGGCCTGCTCAGCATCGACCCGCAGCAGTTCGAGGACACGCGCTTCGACCAGTTCGGCGACTCGATTCTGGAGTCCACCGAAGGCATTGCCGATCGGATGAGCGAGGCGCTGAAAGAGCCGTTCACGGAACTGACGCCGTATGCCGAACAGGCTGCCCGCAACATGCAAGACGCTTTCGCGGACTTCTTGTTCGATCCGTTCGATGATGGCGTCAAGGGTATGGCGAAGTCGTTCCTCGACACGATCCGCCGTGTGCAAGCGGATAAGTGGTCCGCCAAGCTGTTCGACTGGATCGGTACGAAAAAGGGCACGGGCGGCATCCTGGGCGGCCTGAGTAGTCTGCTCGGCTTCGCGCAAGGCGGCGATTTCAAGGTCGGGGGCAATGGCGGCACCGACTCGCAGCTCGTCGCGTTCAAAGCGACGCCGGGTGAGCGGGTGATCGTGCAGACGCCGGCGCAGCAGGGACGCGGTGGCGGCATCACGATCAATCAGAACGTAGACGCTCGCGGGGCAAGTGTAGAGCTAACGAAGGCTCTGCCCGGCCTGCTACAGAAAGCATCTGATGATGCCGTATCTCGTATCCAAGATATGGTTTCGAGAGGCCGTTTGTAAAATGAAAGCAAGAAACATTACGGGCCAAGTATTCGGCCGGCTTACTGCGATTGAAAGCATTAGAAGCCACGGTAAGCGCACCGCATGGCGCTGTGAATGCGCATGCGGCAATTCGGCTGTCGTGTCAACGTGCAATCTAATGTCCGGCCATACTAGGTCGTGCGGCTGTTTGAATATCGAGTCTCTCGTAAGCCGCAGCGTTACGCACGGCCAGACGGTCGGCGGGTATACGCCGGAATATCGGGCGTGGTTGAAGATGCGAGAGCGGTGCCTTAACCCGAACACTGAAATGTTCCCCGCCTACGGCGGACGCGGAATCAAAATCTGTGAGCGGTGGAAATCGTTCGAGAACTTCTATCTCGACATGGGTCGCAAGCCCAGCCGTAACTATTCGCTAGATCGTGTTGACGTTGATGGCGATTACGAGCCGGGAAATTGCAGGTGGGCGACCGCAAACGATCAGGCAAGGAATAAGCGTAATAACACTCTTACGACGGAGAAGGCGGACGCGATCCGCAATCTCTATTCCAGCGGCCGTAAAGTGCGGGACATCGCGCGGGAGGTTGGGTGCGGTTATCACAGCGCATGGAAGGTCGCTCATAACATCCAGTGGACGAGGCTCTGATGGCGCGCGAGCTGATATGGCCGCCGGCCTTGCGGATCACGAACATTGAGCGGCGCTTGATCGGCAATGCTGGAGTGTCGCGCTCGCCGCTGTCGGGGGCCACAACGACGGTAGACCGGTCGGGGGACCGGTGGGCGATCTCGGTCACGGTGGAGAATATGTCGGACCGTGCGAGCTACGCCGAGCGGGCGAGCGCCGAAGCGTTCATCGCGGCGATCCGCAACAGGAATGCGCGCGTGTGGATTCACGACCCCAGCTACGCGCAGCGCGGGTCCTTCTCTGCGCCGGAACTATTCGCCAACGCCGATTTCGCGAACGGTACGACGGGGTGGACGGCGCAACAGAGCGTGCTGTCGGCCAGTGATCGAGTGATGCGCGTGACTGCGGCGCGATCGTCGACTGCCGCGCCGGGGTTCACGCAAAACCCGACCGTGACGGCATTTCGCCCGTTAGTCGTGCGCTCGTTTATGGGAGCGCGCAGCCGTCCGGGCGCGACGATCGGCATATTCAACGCGCTGGCCGGCGGTGCGAGCAACTACTTGCTCAATCGGTACGGACTGCAGTCCGTGTCGCTGGTGCCGATTACCACGGCGGCAGGGGCGACTTATCCTGTCGTGTACGACGGCGCAGGCGGCGTTGTGATGACGGGCGATTGGATCGAATGTCCGTTTACGTCGATGTCTTACTGCGCGCTCGTGGACAACGGGCCGAACGCGCTGACCTATTCAGATCAAATCGACAATGCTGCGTGGTCCAAGACCAACACGACGGTTACTGCCGACTTCTTCAGCTCGCCTGCACTTGCCGCAACGGCTGATCGGCTGGTAGAGACGACTGCAAACAGCACGCATATCGTCCAGCAACTCACGACCAAAGCGGCGAGCGCACAGGATTGGTGTTGCTTCGGACGGTTCCGGGCCGGTACTAATACTGATGCGCGCAGTCGCATTCTGCTGCGCGTCGGGGATGTCAACGGCACTGACTACGCCCAAGGTTATTTTGATTTAAGCACGGGAGTTGCCGACACGCCATCCGCAGGCGGGACTGCGGCGAGTCCGCGCTCGTTCATTTCCCCGGCAGGTAACGACTGGTACTACTGCGCGATTCTTTGCACGACCAGCACGGGAACAACGGTTGGCGGGCGCGTCTACATGGTTCAGTCCGGCACGACGACAAGTTACGCGGGCCTCACGACGGCCGATATTGGCATTTCGGGGTTCGGTATTGCGCGCTCATCCGTTCCGACTCGCGGTGCACTGACAACTGCAACAGCACTTGAGACCGGCACAGTGCAGACCGGCTCCGGCCTGTACCTCAAGGGCCTACCCGCGAGCACAAGCGGCCTGCTACTCGCGGGCGATGCGGTGCAGATCGGCAAGCAGCTGTTCGTCATAACTTCGCGGCTCGACAGCGACGCAGCGGGACTCGGCTACCTCGAAGTGTCGCCCAACATCCGCACGCCATTCGCTGACAACGATCCGGTCATCATCAATCAGCCGATGGGGCGTTACATGCTGGCGTCCGATGACGCCGGCTACTCGACGCGCGCCGGGCGCATCTCAACGATGACGCTGGATTTCGAGGAGGCGCTGGATTGAGCCTCGACAGTTCCATCAATGCAGCAGCCGCCACCAGTGCGCAACAGTCGCAAGGCTTGCTCGTGCGATTCGCATTTGACAGCGGCGATCAGCACTACACGACCCGCGCGCATCCGGTGACGTGGGACGGAGACACCTATCTGCCCGTAGGGCCGGTCAGCGTTGAAGCGATCACGGAGGCGGCAGACAGCAAGCCGAGTGCAATCAGGCTCACGCTCTCCGGAGTCGATGCCAACTTCATCAACCTCGCTCTCGACGGCGAGGAATACATCAATCGGCGGGTCTACATTTATCGCGGCTGGTTCAGCGAACAAGACGTTCTACTGGACGATCCAGAGGGGCCGATCATCGCGACGATCAGCCATCCGGAAGTGGTGCTGGGCAACGAGAACGCCATGTCGCTCGTCTGTGAGACGGCCTTTGCCAGATGGGCCAAGGCTAAGCCTCTGGCGTGGACCACGGCAACGCAACAGAGGTTCTGGTCTGGGGACAAGTTCTTTGATCGCGGCCCGTTGAACAAGGATCGCACGATCATGTGGGGCGGCCAGCGATTAATGACTGGCGGCGGCGGCGGTCGCGGTGGCCCGGCACCCCGCACGGTGGAACGCTAATGAAGCTCGACGACTGGCCGCAGAAGCTCGACGACTACCTATTGATCTGTCGCGACGATCCGTTTGCGTATGGCGTCTCGGATTGTTGCCAGTTCATCGCGGGCGCTATCGAGGCGATTACGGGCGAAGACTTGCGCGAGCTGTTTCCGATCTACGGGAGCGAGGAAGAGGCGCAGATCATCCTTGACGAGCACGGCGGCCTTGCTGGTCTGCTGACTCATGCACTTGGGGATCCGATCCATGTGTCACAGATGGGCCGGGGCGATGTTTGCATCACTGAACCGGACGGAGCTGCGCGGGTTTGCACGGGTCACTTCCTCGTATCGCGAGGGGCTGACGGGCTCGCCTGGGTGAATCGCAGACGCGCTGTCATGGCGTGGAGGGTAGGTTAGTGCCACAAGCCTTGCCCGCCCTCGGAGCCGCTTTCGCCAAGTTTTTCACGGCTGCGGCGATCAAGAAATTCGTCATCACGGCGCTCATACAGGTGGCGCTGAGCTTGGCCGCGCGTGCCCTCTCCGGCCGACCGAAGGGCGTTGGGCAGAGGCCAGAGGAAATCACGACAGAGTGGTCAGCATCAGCCGGGAACATGGTCTTTGGCCAACGTCGCGTCGCGGGCATGATTGAAGATCGCTTTACCAGTGGAGAGAAGAACAAATTCCTGCACCTTGTCGTCATGCTGGCGCGCCATCAGGTGGAGGAAATTGGCGATATATGGATCGACGACAACCTGATTTCTAGTGCCTCGATCAACTCGACCACGGGCGCTGTAACAAGCGGGCGTCTGGCGGGGAAGCTTTACATCTGGAAGCACTTGGGCACGGATGCGCAGACGGCGGACGCGGAACTCATCGACAAGTGCCCTGACTACGACTCGAACTACCGCGCACGCGGGAATGCCTATCTGCATATCCGCTGCGAGTTCGATGAAAAGGTGTGGGATTCCGGCGCTCCGCAAGCGTTCTACGCCATGGTCAAGGGGCAGCGGGTCTACGATCCGCGCAAGGACTCGACCAACGGCGGCAGCGGCTCGCATCGCGTCGCGAGTCCTACGACGTGGGAGTGGTCAAACAACTGGGCTCTGTGTGTTGCCAGCTACCTTACGGGCGGCTCGCTCGTGTACGACGTGTCCGAGGCGGCCAAGATGGGCCACCTGGGCTACGGCATTGAGCCGGACTTGATCGACTGGCCCTTAGTCATCACGGCCGCTAACCTCAGCGACGAGTCGGTGTCCGGTGGCTCTGCGCCTCCCAGCGGTGCGCAGGCCCGATATACGTGTGACGGAATTGCATCGACCGGCAATCAACTAGACGATAACCTTGATCAGATTCGCTCTGCTGGCGCTGGGCAAGTGGTCCCGGTCAATGGTCGCTTCTGCATCTTCGGTGCTGCCTACGAGACGCCGGCTGTATCGCTGAATGAAGACGACCTTGCGGGCGACCTGTCACTGGTCCCGGTAGCGCCTCGCGACAAGCGATACAACGCCGTGAGGGGCACGTATTACTCCGCAACGGCCAAGCAAGACATGGAGTTCCGCGCCAGACAGGATGCGAGCTATGTCATTGCGGACGGCGACCGTGAAGAGTGGCGGGATATCGAGTTGCCGTTCACGACGGACGAGTACCGCGCGCAGCGGCTTGCGGAAATCGCGCTCAATCAGTCGCGCAACCTCGGCACGCTGAGGTTCCCCGGCTCGGCTCGGGCGATGAAGGTCTCCCCGTGGCAGACCGTGAACGTGTCCATTGCAGAACTGGGCTACGTGAACAAGGTCTTCCGATGCATCGAACGCACAGTCAGCGAAGACGGCTCGATGGTCGATCTTGATCTACGCATGGAATCGTCCGGCTCGTATGCGGACCCCGCCACGGCGGACTACATCACGCCGGATGCGCTGCCGGGTGCGACCAATCCGGTTGACTCACTGGCTCCCCCGACCGCGTTCACGGCTACCAGTGCGCCGTCTGCAATTGTGTTGCAGTGGAATTTGCCGAGTCCTTACCAGCCGGGAACCGTCTTCGATCTGTACGAGTACACAGCGGCTGTCTCGTTCGGCGACGCCACCAAGATTGCCACGACCACGAGCAACAATTTCACGCTGCCCAAGTCGGACACCACCCAACGCTACTACTGGCTCAAGGCGCGCAACGGGTCAAGGGTCAGTGACAACGTACCCAGCACAACTGGATTGCCCGGTAAGGCCGCGAGCATTGCGGCGGGTCTGTCGGCTTCGGCTTCTGTCGGTTCGATCCTGCACGAGTACGGTGATAGCAGTTCTGCGACTTCAACGGATTCGGTCACCATCACGCCAACGGGCGGCACGCCGGGCTACACCTATGCATGGACGCACGTTTCTGGCTCGACCGATATCACGGTCACATCTGCCAGCGCTGCGACAACGACGTTCGGTGTAACCGGCCTTGCGGATAACGCCAGCGCATCGGCTATCAAGCGCTGCACGGTGACTGATTCTGCGGCAGCCACTTACACGGTTGACGTGTCGGTGCAGTTCAGCCGCGACGATGCGGGAGACTATATCGCCGCGCCGTACGTCTCTGTCTTCCGTGAGGCGGATACGCCGACAGACGCATATGCCAGTTTCAAGCTGGGCAATGATGGCAAGTGGTACGAGGGGTCTTCTGCGGCCACTGAAGTTCGGGGCGATTGGTGCCTCCCGAATGGCAACGCGGGGCTGTACTCGGCTCGCGTGACTCGCACTGGCGGGTCTGAAACGTCGTTCTACTCCGGTACAAATGGCTCATGGGAATCGCTCGCAACGTCCCGTACTTGGGTCATTCGAGAGACGACCAACGATTGGTCCGAGAACGATATCGCTTTCACTATCGAAATTGCTCTCACGTCCGACACGTCAACGGTGCTGTCCGCGACCATGGCTAACGACCTCTCGGCCAAGGTGCGCGGGGCTGGACCGGAACCGTAAGTTTCAATGCATCAACAACAACAACAAGAAGAGGGTAAATCTCATGCTCTGGCCGTGAGACTGCCCGGGAAATAGCCGCCAGAGCGCAATGAGGAGACTGTTATGGAAACCGCATACGTCGTTGTTGGGCTGGTGCTGCTGGGCCTGTGTCTTTATGGCGCCTATCGTCTGATCGTGAGCCGCAAGAATCGCGCTGGCGGCACCGGTACGCGCACGAGCGGCGGTCGCGGTGGCGGTCAGGAGCGATAGAGCGTGACCGGCATTCAGTGGACGATCACGGTCGTGTGCGCCGTGGCGCTGGTGTTTACGATCTTCCGACTGTGGGACAAAGACGTTAAGGGCGCATTCCTGCTTGCGCTGGGCGTGATCTTGATCGCGTTCGCGGCGATCAGTGTGAGCGGCTGCACGGTCTCGCGTGAATACCAGCCGTGGATGGAGGTCGGCTTCGGCTACGATTTCTCGCACACCGTTGGCAGCGATCCGCAGTGCATCGTGAGATTGCGTCAGCCTATAGGCTTCGGGCCGCTCGAACCGGACTGGCTGATACTGGGATATCAGCACGTCAGCTCGTGTCCGGACCTCTACGACAGCAACACCATCGACGCGGTGGAGATCATGGCGCGCATCCCGCTGGGGAGGCCGAAGTGATGGAGGATCGAGTGGAAAGCCTCGAATCCCTTGTTGGGGATTTGCGCGCTCAGGTCGCGGCTCAATCCGCCCATATCGAACACCTGACCAAAGCCGTGGAAGGATTGCGGGCTGCTCTCGTCCCGATTTCGACATCGGTACACAAGGGGCAAGGTGCCTTGGCTGCAATGATGCTGGTGGTAGGACTGATTGCCTCTGCGGTCACCATGGCAGTGCAGGAATACCTGTCGCGATGAGCGAACCGCTGTGGCTGCAAGTCGCCCGCAGGCACATCGGCGTCGCGGAAATTCCCGGCAAGGAATCCGCGCCGATCATCACCCGCTGGCTCAAGGAGCTGGGTGCATGGTGGACCGACGATGCAACGCCGTGGTGCGGGGTCTTTGTTGCCGCGTGCCTCTCCGATGTGGGGCTGCCTAAACCCAAACACTGGTATCGCGCTCGCGCCTATCTCGACTACGGCACCGCTATTACTACACCCGTGATGGGCGCGATTGTCGTGTTTGAACGCACAGGTGGCGGCCATGTCGGCTTCGCAGTGGGCCGCAACGAACGCGGTGCGCTGATGGTTCTCGGCGGCAACCAAGGCGACCGTGTTTCGATTGCGGCGTTCGATCCCTCGCGCGTGCTCGGCTACCGCTGGCCGATTGGCGCGCCGTATTCCAGCAGACCGCTTGATCGTTACGCCGGAACCTATCGCCTGAGTGTCAACGAATCATGAGCCTCGACCGCATCACCATCGTTGCACAGCTTGCGATCACGGTGCTCGTGGTCTTGGGGTTCTTCTCCATGCTCGGGCTTGTGACGCTCGGGCGCGCCACGCTGGACCCCGCGCAGATTCGTCTCGCTGACACCATGGTCGGCGTGCTCGGCACCATCCTGACACAGATCGTTGCGTATTGGTTTGCGAGACAACGCAACGCCGTCGCACAGCAGGAGTAGACATGCGCTTCCTCAACTGGTTGAGCACGCTCAAAGCGGTCCTGTGGCTGCTCGACCGTTGGCCGTGGCTGCGTCGCAAGGCCGCAAAGCTGTGGGCGAAGTTCGACGATACCGACGAGGCCGGCGCGTGAGCCGAGGGTGGCGTGATTTTTCACAACGATAGGAGTCGATAATGGGCACATTCAGAGTCGAGGTTCAGGCGGTGGGCGGCCACGGCTGCCAGCGCGAGGTCAAGAATGGTGGCGAGGTCTCGGGCTGCGGGCAGCCGTCGTGCCCGGACTGCATCACGCGCGAGTACGTGCAGCGGCTCAAGAGCGCCGGCTGCTATTTCAGCGACAGCGGCGATCACAACAACGCCGGCTACGCGCAGATCACGCACTGGCCGGGCGGCAACGGCGCAGTGTTCGACAATCTGCTTACGGGCAGGCGGTCGGGCAGTTTCTAGGGCGCCATGATCGGCTTCGCCGCCACCGCGCTGACGTGGCTCAAGGCGTTCAAGGGCCCGTGCCTGATCCTGGCCGGCATTGCCTTGCTTGCCGGGGCTGGCTCCGCCACATGGGCGACGCGGGCGATCATGACAGCAGTCGTGTATCGCGTCGTGCGGCGCGAGAAGTCGACGTGACGACTATCGCTTATCGATCGGGAATCATTGCGGCCGATTCGCGTGAGACGTGGGAAACGGACGGCGGCCGGCATCTGGCGAAGGCGGCGTGGCGCATACTGGCCGCGCTGCAACTCGACATCGAAGCCGAGCGAGGGGAGAGCGCGTGATCGCCCTGCTCGCAAACCGTTGGCTTGTCGGTGCAGTCGCAGCTCTGGTGATCGTGACTGGCGCATACCTCAAAGGCCGGCACGACGGCAAGTACGCCGAACGCACGCGGACCAGCGTGGCCGCTGTAAAGGCTGACGAACGATATCAGAAGGCGCGTCGCGCGCGCGGCGAGCCGCTGTATCGCGATCTATTGAATTACCGACCTGCTCCCGAAACGCTCATCGTACGCGTGCCTGCCCAGGTGACCCATGAAGGTGAAACCCCTACTTGCTTTGATCGCAGCGACGAGTTTTGGCGGCTGTACAACGACATCGCCGACGGTAAGTCTCCGCCAGCCCCCTGAAATCTGCTTGCAGTCCCTCACCATCACGCAGCCGTGCAAGTTGCCGGACTGGTGGAAGAAGGCGAGCCCCGCAGATCGCGCCGCACTCGAACTAAATTGTAAGGCGGTGGACAGCGCGCTGATTTACGAACTTCGCGAGAAGTGGACCGATTGCACTGACTGGATAAAAGCGGGAAAATAGGTAGTG